GTTCTTGATCGATATTGGAGAAGCAGCAATAGCATTATTGGTAGTTGGTGTGATCATGTTGGGACTAATACCCTGCATGCGGATGACTTGCCATGTCATATCTGACGACCATAAAGTATCAAGCATGGGTGGTGCATCAGATGGTTTAACGCCTGCTGAAGAAGGATCTTTCAGTTGTACCAAATGTGTACTACCATCGTTAGCAATGGTATAAGACCAACATTGGTAAAGACCTCTGTTCTTATCACTTTGGCCGGTGTTAGACCCGGACATCCATTTCGGTGATAGTGTGTTCACACGGCTCACCACAAAAGCTCCATTGATAAATTTATCCTGATAAGAACGCATTGAGTTCTGTGCAATCTGGGATGGAGTTGGTACTAATGACGTAATATCACTTTCATAACCAATACTACCCAAATTAATAATCTGAATAAAATTATCGGGATCAAGTTTTAACCCACGCACTCTTATTTTACGTGTTTTAAACCAGCTTTCTACAAGACTGTGATGAAAATCCGGGTGTGTTTCACTTGCCTGAAACAAATTGTCATTCTGTACACTGTATAAATGATCCAAAGCTTGTATAAACAATTTAGGTTGTTCATACGAAAGTGTGGACATAGAACCGTTAAACAAAATGTTGGGGTTGAACTGCTGTGCGGCTAAGATACCTTGATTGTTAAAGGCAGTAACGTTGGGGTACAATGTAATTGATTTGTAACAAGGTCTGTACAAATTAACAGTTCTTGCCCAATTCTGAAAATCAAAATTATCTTGCACACCTACATTAGCCAAATCTTGTGAGTAATAGCGACTAATTTCTGGAGTGGTACCAGGGGTATTAGGATTAGTGACATCATAACAACAACCAAACCATTTTATACGTGCTCCGTTAGGAACTAAAACAGTGTAGTCACTGTGATCACCCCAGGAATTTGATTGATACAATTCACTAGTAGCGTCATATGTGATCGGTGTTTTAAGCACATCAATATTACGCATGTTGTATACAACCTGAGTTCTGGCATCCTGTGTTGGTAAACCCTCAAATTCAGGCACGGTAGTTGGCGGATGGGTCACTTTGCAAACAAATGCTTGTGACGG